CGCTATGTCTCGGGCGCCATTGGCTCAACTGCTGCGCCGCGTAGTAAAGCTCGGTCATGCTGGTGTTGTTGCGCGGGCCGTTCAAATAGGCGTCTTGCAGCACGCGCCGGGCTTTCTCGTACTGCCGGTTGAGCTTGTCGAGCGCTTCCTTACGGGCGGCCTTGGTCTTGTACGTGCCCGTCACGGTCGCGGTTGCAACGTCCACAGTCGGGGCGGCTTCCTTCGGCTTGGGGGCGTCGAGTTCGGCGGCAACGTACAGCGGCTCGCCGAAGCGCACCAACACATGGCGTGTGAGGCTTTCGGCGTGCGAGCGCAGCCCCGAGGCTTGCAGTTCCTCGTTGTGAATCGCGATTTTGACCGCGTGCGCGCGTTCCTCGTTGGTCGCCTTGGCGATTGGCAACGTGTCATAACCGCCCGTTGTGTTGTAGGGCTTGCCGTGCTTCGGCGTGTGCGTAACGACCTTGGTCGCGTTCCAGCGCTCGAACGTCGAGGGAACCGTCGTACCGGTTTTGAGCAGCCCGGCGCGGTTGTCGTGCTCGAACGCCTGCGTCGTGCAGAAGTCAATCACGGTGCGCGTGTAGGTTACGTCGCGCTCGGCAGGCTTGCGGCCGGCGCCCTGACATACCCCGGAAAAGTAGCCGATTACTTGGTAGCCGTGCTTGGCGACGAGGCCCGAGCCATTGTCAACGGCCTGAATAGAGCCGCAAGCCTGACATGTGCCCCGGTGCGTGTGTGTCGTCTTGGTCATTTGCGTAGCCTCGTGTTCTCAGAAAGTGAAGTTAGATTAACTGACCGCGCCGTCAGTGTATGCGAGCTGCGTCACAATTTGCAAGGTGCGTTTTTATGATTATGTTACCCACGACCCCCAGCGTTCCGGGGGCCGCCGCAGTTCTCGCGGCCTCGGACGGTAAGCTAACGGAAGCCGGCGCCGGAATCGTTGCGCTAGGTCACAGTTTTGATTTTCGTAACCCGGACTACGCCGCCATATGGAAAGCGCGCGTTGCACGGCTCGCCAAACTGCGCGACCCCGAAACCGGGCCGCAGTACCTCGAAGCGTGCAAGCTGTTCTACAAGGACAACATACCGCAGTTTATCGACGATTGGGGCGTAACCGTGGACCCCCGCAACGCCGGTAGCGGTCGCCCGTTGCTCATGCCGTTCGTGTTGTTCCCCAAACAGCGCGAGTTTTTGGAGTTCATTGCAGCCCGGCAGAAAGCCTCGCACGAGGGAAACGGCGACGGGATACTCGTTAAGTCGCGCGATTGCGGCGCCTCGTGGCTTGCCATGGCGTACAGCATATCGTTGTGTTTGTTCCACGAGTCAATAACTGTTGGTTTCGGCAGCGCCAAAGAGGACAAGGTTGACCGCAGCGGCGACCCGAATTGCTTGTTCTACAAGGGGCGGCAATTCCTGCGCTACCTGCCGGCCGAGTTCCGGGGCTCATGGAATCCCAAGAAACATACGGCCCATATGCGTATAGAGCTGCCCGACACCGAGGGCGCTATCACAGGCGAGGCCGGCGATAACATGGGCGTAGGCGGGCGCGCGACAATCTACTTTGTTGACGAAGCCGCCCTCGTGGAACGGCCGCAGCTCGTAGACGTTGCGCTGTCCAACGTAACACGCTGTCGAATTGAAATGTCCTCAGTGCGCGGTATCGACAACGTGTTCGCGCAGCGTGCGCGCTCGGGCAAGATTCCGCGATTCGATTTCCACTACCGACACGACCCGCGCAAGGTCAACACGACGGGCGCGGACCAAATCGTAGAATATAAGGGGCAATTGCTGATAGTTCCCATGGGAGCTAAATACCCCGACTTCCAAGAGTTCTACGACTCACGCGACGAGTTAGTTCAAAAGCAAGAGTTTGAGTGTGACTTCCTCGCGTCTATTTCGGGCGGCGTTATCGAGGCTGTATGGATTCAGGCCGCGATAGGTGCGGCTCAAAAGTTAGGTGTTGAACCAACGGGCGAATGGCTCGCTTCGTTCGATATCGCGGACCTTGGCAGCGACAAGAACGCGGTTAACATCCGCCACGGTATCGAGTGCGTGCACGTTGAGGAATGGAGCGGCGCCAACAGTAACCCCATGGTGTCAATCCGCCACGCCTTCGAGATTGCGGACAAGTACGGGTGCGAGCGTATGAAGTACGACGCCGCAGGCATGGGCGGTACGTGGCACGAGTATTTTAACCTCGTCAACGAGGAACGAATCAAACGCGGTGCGAAGCCTATTATTCTTGAGGCGTTCAACGGCGGCGCGGGCGTGTTAGACCCCGAGGCGAAGGCGCCCGGCACTGACCGAACTAACCTCGATTACTTCGAGAATCTCAAAGCGCAATGTTGGATGGCCTTACGCATGCGGTTTATGGAAACCTACAAGGCGCTGCGTGGCGAGGCGTACGACCGCGAGGGCATCATTTCGATATCGCCGGATATCAAGAACGTTGACGGGCTCATTTCGGAGCTTGCGCAGCCAACCCGTAAATGGTCCAAGAACGCAAAGCTCATGATTGACAAAACCCCTGACGGCGTAGCGAGCCCCAACCAAGCCGATTCAGTTATGCAAAACTTCGGGTACAGCCGGCCGCCGCTGTCCTTTGACGACGACTTTTTCGCAGAACTGGCGGGGCAAGGGGGCGGCTGATAGACTCGGGAGAGCTGCGGCGCCCGCCCTCGGGGCGCTTCAGGCCAGTTGACCGGGCCGTCAGTTTATGCGAGGGTTCCACTATGCGCCGCACGCATTCGCTCATCCATCGGGGCTATTTGTACGCACAGAAACGTGTGACCCCCGAGACCATAGCCAACCTTGACGGGGTGTCGGGGCTGCGCATGAAATTGGCCGAGGCATGGCGCCAAGGTAATCTACAAGCCCGTCGCGATGCCAAGAAAACCAAAGCCTAAAGGCGCGATTGTACCGGCCGTGCACCCGAACGCGGGCGTTACGGCGTGGTATCGCCAAACGCTCGACGACGCCCTGCGCGACGCCTACACCGATGCCGCGCTCGAACTGACGCTCGCGTACCGCGACCGGCCCAAGGTCGGGATTGCGGCTATGGATTCGATACAGGCCCCCAAGGCGGCCGGCGTCATGTTCTGGTGTCAAGGCATGGTCTTGCTGTGCCAGCGCGTTGACGGGCTCGGCTGGGCCTTTCCGGGCGGCAGTATTGAGCCCGGCGAGACAGCCGAGGAATGCGCCAAACGCGAGGTTCGCGAGGAAGTCGGCCGCACTGCTGACGAGCTGACCCCGGTTGACAGCCGCATGAATTTCGTGACGTTCGCGTGCAAGGTGCGCGGAACGTTTACGCCGCAGCTCAACGACGAGCACGAGGCGTATGTATGGGCTACCCCACGCTACGCGCTCGGCGCATTGCGATTACACCCCGGCGTGCGTCAGACGTTGATACGAGACGAGGCAACCAACCTCGCGGTAGACGCCGCCTACAGCGTCAAGTACATCGACGACGTGTTAAAGCGCTGGGGTAAGAAATGGAACCGCAAGTTCGACAAAATGGCCGAGGAAATCGCAACCCGGTTCACGTCGAAAGCGTTTCGCATGACTGAATCGGCGATGAAAGCCGCATTCAAACAGTCAGGGTTTACTGTCAGTTTCAAGGCTACCCGGCAGTCGCTACAGGCATACAAATTGACCGTGGCCGACAATGTAGGGTTGATTAAGAACCTACAGCAAGACTACTACAACCGAATTCAGCAAGACGTATGGGCGAGCGTTCGCGCGGGGGCTGACATGGCTACTCTGTCGAGCAAACTGCAGAACTCGTACAACATAACAAAGAAGCGCGCCGACCTTATCAGCCGCGACCAAAACGCCAAGGCCAAAGCAGTCATAGAGACAACGCGCCGGCAAGAGCTTGGAATCAAACAAGCTATTTGGCAGCACAGCTCGGCCGGTAAGGAACCCCGACACATTCATGTGCAGTGGGGCCGCGAGAAAAAGGTATTCGATTTGTCGAAAGGGCTTTACGACCCCGACGAGGGCGAGTATGTTTTTCCGGGGCAGCTCATCAACTGCCGCTGTACCTCACGCGCAGTTATAGAAGGATTCGAGAACACATGATTCGCGAGATTATCGTTACTTCGCCGCAGGGCGTGCGCCTTGCGTTCGAGTCAGCCGGCGAACAGGGGCTCGAAGTTCGCCGCGCAGTCGGCGACACTGTTACGTACATTCACGACCGTAGCAAGCCGATTGGCGACGGAACATATGTTACGGTCGGCATTGCCCCCGCTGATTGGCTTATCGAACTCAATGAAAACGTGACATGATTCCGAAGCGTTTTAAGCTGCTCAATTACACATGGTCGGTTGTCGGCCATCGGGGCATGATTCCTGAAAAGGGCTTGCAGCTATACGGAAAGTGTGACCATGACAAACACGTTATAACCATCAACATCGAGGCCGCGCCGGATGTTATTTGGCATACGTTTTTGCACGAGTTAATGCACGCAACGCTAGAGGCTACCGGGCGAACGGCGTTGTCGGCTGACGAGGATTTTGTAGACAGTTTGAGCGGGGCGCTAGCACAAGCCCTGCCCAACCCGGTGAGACGACCAACCCCACGCAAGAGGACTACACGCAATGGCAAGTAAGAAGGGCCGCGAGGCATTTTTGAGCACGCACGACAAGGGTACGAAAGTACCTCGCAAAATCGACGCAACACTCGCGGCGATGAAAAAGGAAGGCGCAGACCGTTGGGAGTATGACGCGGATTTCCGCGCACTCACAGGGTTGACCCCCGCCGACCTTGGCGCGTACCGGGACAAGTACGCAAAGCATTTGGTTTGGGCGCCCTCGGAAAAGGGCAAGTCAAACGCTCGGTTGATATGGTGTTGCACGGCGGAACTTGCAAAGGAATTTGCCAAGGTGCCGGGCGCGAAAGTTTACACAAAAGAGGCATAGACGACAATGGCTAAGGGTCGCTCGGAGTTTCAAAAAGCGCACAACCTCGATTTGATTATCTCGGACCTACGTCGCGAGTTAACCGAGGCAAAGGCTGAAGCCGCTACGGCTGAAGCAATTCGCGAGTTAGTCGGCACGGCGAAGCTCGAAGTAAACAAACTGCGCGTGCCGGAATGGACAGTCAAGGCAAAGGCTGTAGGCGCTCCGGGCGTCCCAACCGTTCAGTTAAGCGATTTTCATTGGGGCGAGAATGTGCGCCCCGAGCAAATCGGCGGCGTGAACGAATTCAACCTTGAAATTGCGAGGCGCCGACTGCGCAACGTAATCGAGGGCGCAATCAAACTCGCCCGCATTCTCGACCCGGAAATGAGATATCCGGGCGTATGCATGCCACTCGTCGGCGACATGGTTAGCGGCAACATCCATGAGGAACTCGCCGCAACCAACGATATCAACACCATGCCCACGGTGTTGGATCTTTACAAGAATCTCGTACCGGCCATTAAGCTAATGGCGGATACGTTCGGCAACGTGCTGTTGCCCTGCGTGGGCGGCAACCACGACCGCGACACCAAGAAAACTTGGAACAAAGACCGCAACCATACCTCGTTTGGATGGCTGCTCTATAACTTCCTTGCGTTGCGATTCGAGGACGACCCGCGCGTTACGTTCTACATTCCTGACGGCCCTGACGCCCTCTACAAGCTGTATCACACGCGCTACCTTGCCACGCACGGCGACCAATTCAAGGGCGGCGATGGCATCATAGGACCGCTCGGGCCTATCACTCGCGGCGAGCAGAAAAAGAACGCTCGCAACAGCGCGGTAGGGCAGGACTATGACGTTATGGTGTTTGGTCACTTTCACCAACGTTTGCTGTCTGCACGCCTGCGCGGCAACAGTTCGCTGAAAGGCTACGACGAGTACGCCAACGCGAATAACTTCAAGTTCGAGCCCCCGAGCCAAAACTTTTTTGTCACGCACCCGGATTGGGGTATCACGTTCGACGCCGCGTTGTATGCTGACAAGTTCAGCCAGCCGGCCGTTGATTGGGCCTCGGTGCCGAGCATCAAAACCAAGTAAGAGGACCGCACGCACATGCGCAAGCCTGACTTGATTATCGGCCCGGCCGACAACCCCTATATGCTTCGCTGGCACCTCTTGCGCTGGCGTGGTTGGCAGCTATCGTTGCACAAGTTCTTACGCTCGGACGACGACCGGGCGTTGCACGACCATGTAGGGGATAACCTCTCATTTGTGATCCGAGGGGACTACTACGAGGTGTTGAGCCATGAATGGGAACCGCTCAAAACTCGTTGGTGTTGGCGGCTCACGTTTCGGTTTCGCAAAGCCGAAATGCCGCACCGCATTGTTATATTGCGGGGTAGCTCGGCGCCGGTTTGGTCTATTTGGCTTCGCTGGCCGGCCCGGCGCGAGTGGGGCTTTTACTGCCGGTCGGGCTGGCGGCACTGGCGGGATTACGTCGCCGAGCGCGAGGGGTACTATCAAACCGGCATTTCAACG